GTATCTACAAAGACAGGGCCAAGGATATACTTGGTGTACCACTTGCCATCTACTTGCTCAACACCAGAGGCTTGAGAGTATTGGTAAACAGTACCGCCTGTAGCTTGTGCGCCTTCAAAGACTACATCAGCACCCAAAGCAGTTAAGACTTCAGTTGTTGTTATGTCCCATGATGGGCCACCATTGGCTTTTGTGTATGCACGAAACTCACTCTCGTACATTACCTGTCCAGTTGATCTGATTCTTACTTGCATGATGTTCCTTTATGTCCTGATTAACACTTGCTCAAATGTCATGCCAAATTCAGGCAAGTACTTTTTAAGCGAATTCCTAGTTATCTTAAATTTATTAAGATTGCGCAAAGCATCGTGTCCATAAAACTCAAAAGCCGCTACAAACACTTCAACTCTTTTACGAGTTTGCTCAGATTGAACACTTTTTGGCATTGTCAAACCACGCAACTTTTCCCATTCAGGCGTGTAGTCCAATAAAGTATTAGCACCTACGTTATATTTCTTTGCTAAAGACCTTATGGATGCACCAGCGTATCGTTCATCAAGAATGTCAAAAATAAACTTTCTTGTGCCGTCTTTAATAGCTTCAGAAATCTTTAGCTTTGATTCTGGTGTGTGCGGCTTCCATATTTTTGGCCCACCATAAGTTTCAAAATGGCAGTTATACAAATAATTTTTATTTTCATCAAAAGCAGAAAACCATTCAGCTTCTTTAGCAGTAATCATTTCAGGAGTTGCAGAATCTACTACTTTGAACTCAAAAGCATCTTCTCCGTGTTTATTAAAAGATGCTTGCAGTCTAGGGTTTCCATGCACACCTCGTCTTAACTCAGACAAATGGCAACGCTTCCTAGCAGACGGGTCATTAGTCCTACCAATGTAGAACTTGCCCGTCTTACTGTTTTCAATGATGTATATGTATTCCATCAGGCAATTGCAAGCACTATGTAACTTGCCCCGTTGACATTACAGTTTGTTGCTGATACTTGATTAACAATAAATCCTGTTGAATCAGTATCAATTGTATCGTCTGTAGTGACTTCTGCTGCTGTACTATTTAAGCTAAGGTGTGGGTCGTTCCCACTAACAATACCCCTAGCAGAATCCCACACATACCAATCTCCTGTGGAGTCGGTGCGCTTTATCATGACGAAGCGGCTACCAGCAGTAAAACCACAGTTAATAGTCTGTGAGCTACCATTTCCTGTAAAACTTGTTACTTTGGAAACACCCGCACAAGTGGCAAATAGGTAGGTGACATAAGTCTGACCTGAATCATTTACGGCATATCCATTTGTAACACCAAATGTTGTTGATGTTGGGCCAGAAGACCATACCCCTGATAATGAAGCAAGACCAGCAGATGAATTCATTAAAATGTAGTTATTTGCAGTGTCATATCCTGTGTGATACACATACCAACCTCTATCTGAAGTTCCACTACTTCGGCACTTCACAATGTACATCTCTGGCGTAACACCTAAATTATGAGATGGATTAGATGTTATTCCACCTGTATAGCAAACCTCATCAAAGAAGCTAGGGGCACGTTGGAAGTTCCAAAATATATCACTAACACCGCCAAAGCCTGTTGGCATTGCAAAGCCAGTATTGTTCCAATTTACTGCAACACCAGTAGTGTTTGTTTCTGCGGTAGTTAAGTTGGTTCGTATTTGAGGGTTTGCAATCGCAGTAGTAGTTGTACCAACACCTCTTAACCTATCAACAACAAAAGTGGATACAGTACCAGCCCTGTATCTAAACATTTGCATATCAACAGGAAAACCAGACGTTATTTGCGTTCCATCTGAAACACTAGAAACAACAGGCGCAAACACCTTAGTCCCACTCGTAGGCACTTTCATCGGGCCTCTGCGAATGGCTATGTAGATGTAAGTGGTTGAACTCCTGTTTACAGGCGTGTTGCCATCTTCTAAAGTAAACCCTGTTGCTGTTGGAGAAATTAAAATTGTTGCCGCCTCAGCATTCGTCAAGTTAGGAATAAGGTATGCGTCATTACCACTTCCATTTACCATACCCCTCATGGAATCAAATACGTACCAATTTTCAGCAGAACCAGCACTACTACTTTTAATCATCACCCACTGAGGCTCGTACCCAAGGTTAATTACAGGGCCAGTTGTTGAAGCATTGCCCGTATAAGACCCACACGAAACTACATTGTCTGTACCAGATAGGCCAAAGCCTCCTGCGTTATGGGCGAACAGGTAGGCTACGTAGGTTGCGCTTGTTTGATTTATTTGGCCGTCACCGCTTCCAAGATAAATTGATGTTGCATCAGGCGCTACAACAGAAGTTCCGTTACCAAAAAAAGTAGCCGCACCAGCAGTCATAAGTGCCGATGTTGAATTTAAATAAAGATAGCCCGTAGAAGCGCTTCGATGAAATACCATCCAATCTGTACCGCCAAGAGATGTGCATTTAATTAAGACACACCCCGGTACTGAGCCAAGATTGTGAGCAAGTGTTCTTACTGCGCCATTTCCTGTATAAGTCACAACATCAAAGAACTTTGGTTGCTTGCGGAATGTCCATGAGGCGTAATTATTGCCACTTGTATTAACTGTTGTTGCATTAACAGTAAATGAAATCCCTGTTGTACTTGGAACAAAAAGTCCAGCATTTGCGTTAAAAGCCGCAGTTAAATTTGAAAAACCATAACTGTCAGAAGATGTGTCATACAAAAGATGATTAGCGGCACTTGTTCTATTTTTAAACCAAGTCAGTCCACCTTTGGTAGACAAGTCAATGCCATTGGTAATAGTTTGTGTTCCTGCATTGCCCGTGTAAAGGTAGGTGCTAAAAATTTGTTCTATATATACTGGTTCGACAGGCACTCCCCCTCCGAAAGCGTCATACGAGGCGGCTCCACTGGTAGCTTGTAAAGGCATCTTTATTCCTTGCTTTTGCAGTTGTCAAAATGCCAACGCTTTGCAGTGTTGACAGCGACTAATTGGTTACAGTGAACGCACTCAACTTTGGGCTTTGTTCTTCCCTTTCGCCATGCACTCATTTTAGCTTTTGCTTCTTCAGATTGCTTGCGTCCTTTCATTGGACTTGCACGACCTAACAATGCCTCAGAAGTTTTTTGTTTTGTTTTTTCAGATGGTCTATAAGTTGTAGTCAATCTAGCTTTGGCAATATTAGCCCTACCTTCTTCTGACTTAGGTTTACGCATCTTCTGCTTGTGTTCTTCTGTCATAACACGATTCTTTTGACGCTCAGAAGCAAGGCGTTTATTTTCTTCAGTATGCTTGTAACCTTGAGCACCATCACCACCATCTGTCATATTGGTCAATGGTATGCCAATATCACGCATTTCAGCAATTAAAAAACATTCAAAATCAATAGCTTGTGCATCAGATACATTTTCTTCAACTTTGGTAATGATTGGCTTCATACCAAGTGACATAAGTTTACGAATCTTGTTTAGCTTCTTTGACTTTCGCTTGGTGTAATACTTAGCCTCATCCAAATGAAACTCGCAACGCTTTCCATGCCCCTTACCAACGTAAAAGGGCATCCCATTTCTAGGGTCTGTCAGCGTATAAACGTAGGCGGTGTTCATTAGGCTTTGAATTGTGTATTGGAGGCAAGGACAGTAAAAGTCGCACTTCCCGTTTTTACCAATAAATAACGATAGCTATCAATGCCAGAAGCATTACCCGCAGTAGGCGCACCACCTAACCAACGTGTCGTAACACCTGACGTAGTGCCATCCACTTGCACAGCAGAGTTGTAGTAAGCAGTAGAGCCTTGAGTCACTAAGAAAGCCACAGTCATTGACTGACCTGTACTCATCAAAGTATTCAATGAAGTACCGCTAGAGGCTCTGAAGTTAACTGTCCAGTTAGCACTTGCGTTACTTGTGTAGTACAAGACTGACTGAGTTGTAATGTCGTAGTTAATCGTACCTGTGGCGGCAGTTGCTGATACTGTAGCTACCTCTGCTGCATCGTTTAAAACAATGGCAGTAGCAGATGAAGTGCCTGAGAATGTCTGTGTACCAGTAAAGCTGTTGGCGACATTGACAACAGGAATATTAGCACCTGCTAGAGTAGATGCACCTGTACCACCATTAGCAATAGGAAGTGTTCCTGTTACACCAGTACCCAAAGGAAGACCTGTAGCATTAGTTAAAACACCACTAGCAGGTGTCCCCAACTGAGGAGTTGTCAGGACAGGACTTGTCAGGGTCTTGTTTGTCAGGGTTTCTGTGCCTGTCAAAGTAGCAAATGAACCTGCTGTGAACGCTGCGCTAGTCCATGTTGAACCTGTCCACACAAACAGATTATTAGTCGCTGTGTTCCAGTACAAAGCACCAGTAAGCAAAGCATTACCATCATTATCAACAGATGGTGCAGTTGACTTGCTTCCTAAGTATCTGTCATCAAAGGCATCGTAAGTGTTAGCTGCATCAGTAGCACTAGCAGCAGCGTTTGTTGCGCTTGTAGATGCGTTTCCTGCGCTTGTAGAGGCATTGGATGCACTCGTTGAAGCGTTAGATGCAGAAGTCGCAGCAGCAGCAGCACTCGTAGCAGCAGAAGTTGCACTACCTAAGATGCCATCAACATAAGTCTTAGTAGTAGCGTCTTGGGCATTGGTAGGGTCACCCAATCCAGTAATCTTAGACGTACCCATCGCAATAGCACCACTCATCGTGCCACCAGTAGTCGATAACTTACCACTCAGAGAAGTATCAACTTCAGTCTTTGTGTAAGCATCTGTAATACCGAAACCAGCGATAGTCGTAGGATTCGTGCCTGCTGTGATACGTCCATAAGCATCAGCCGTAACAGACTTGTATGTACCAGCAGTAACAGCAGTTGTAGCCAAATCAATGTTGTCCGAATTGACAACAATACGGCTAGAAGACGCTGTTCCTACATCTAAGGTGTTACCTGTCTTTGTTAAACCTGCGCCAGCCGTTATTTGACCAGCACCAGAGAATTGAGCAAACGTAATTGATGTGCTACCCAAAGTACCGCTTGTTGGAATAGTACAGATAAAGCCATTGTTAGCGTTTACTGTACCGCCTTCAACAAAGGTGTAAGCAGCTACCAACTCAGCATAAGTGTCAGCGTCTGTTGTTCTAGTCCATGAACCAGATGCACACAAGTAAATACCATTGTTAGCAGTTGTGGTCTGGTCTTTAACCAATACTCGGTCACCTGCAATAACAGAAACTCCGTCTATGGTCTGTGCGCCAGATAACGTAAGGTTTGCAGTAGAAGCCGCAACCACAGATGCTTTGGCATCAATACCTTGGGCAATTGCATCTACATAAGACTTGGTTACCGCATCAGCATCAGCAGTTGGAGTACCAAGACCAGTAATCTTGTTTGTACCCATCGCTAAAGCACCAGACATAGTGCCACCAGTTAGATTCAGCTTCAAAGCGTCAGCAGTATCTACATAACCTTTGGTAGCCGCATCTGTTGAATTGGTAGGTGTAGCAAGACCAGTAATTGTTCCTACTGTTCCAGAACTCATGTCCAATGTGCCATCAATCGTGACATTATTGAACGTAGAAGTTCCTGTGGATGTAGTTACGTTACCAGTAACATTGCCTGTCAGGTTACCCGTGACATTGCCTGTTACAGCACCTGTGTGTGTACCTGTTGTGTTACCAGTTACGTTACCTGTCAAACCACCCACAAAACCTGTTGAGGCAGTTACTGTTGTTCCTGTAATGGCTTGAGCAGATGAGCCACCGATTACAGCACCATTGATAGTTCCACCAGTAATGGTTGCAGACGATGATGTTACGTTGCCATTGATACCGCCAGAGGCAGTAATTGCACCTGTTAGGGTAGATGTGCCAGTAACGGATAAGTTACCGCCTACAGTTACATTGTCACCAGCAGAACCATCTTGAAAGTTCTTCAACTGAGCCATCAATGTACGAATAGCATTGTTGACCAATGATGGGGCCATACCCTCCGCTAAGTTAATACTGTTAATGTCAGTATTGTTGTTAGCGGTACTGCTGTATTCTGAAATCTTGGTCTTTGCCATGTTAGTCCTTATTGGATACCCAAAAGATTGCGTTGCTCTTGGTCTAAGTCTTCAATAGACAAAAGACCACGCATAGTTGTTGGTGTAACAGCCCTAAATGGCCCACCAGTTGTTTGTGGAGTACCACCATAACGCATCATATTAGCTAAGTCCTGTACGCTACCTGTACGCATATTAGTAGCACCGACACGAGAACCTGCTGCACCTAAAGCCATTGGAATACCAAGAGCAGGAGACATTGCAGTTGCGCCACCAGTAAACATTCCGCTTACAGGGCCAGTTGGTGCAAAACGACCAAAGAACTTTAATAGATTTTGAGTCGTTCCACCTTTGGCAGCTTGTGTAATAGCCGCCTGCTCCTCTTTAGTAAACAGGCGCATTTTCTTGTCATTCTTGGCAAGCTGACGCAATTGTGTAGCTAAAGAGTTTTCTTGACCAGACTGAGTAAATTTACTTTTATCTAATTGAGCATCACTTAACATATCCTCAAAGACTTCAGACTTCTTCATTCTTGAGTAAGCGTTACGAGCCTCAGACCACAATTGACCTGCGTTTTTCATGTCACCAGAAGCAATTGCATCTTTGGGAACATTCATTAAATAATTGTCATACTCATCTAAAAGAACAGATGCAATTCTTTTTTCTTCTGGGTCAAGACTTTTTTGACCAGAACGAATCATCTTGCGTAAGGCTTGAAGTTCAGTCCAATCTTTAGGTTGAGCAGTAGAAGTTAATTCTTCAATAGCACCTGTAATTTTTGGGTATCCTGTAGGTGTATAACCTTCATCTCTTAAACCCTTTTTAATCTCATTCATTGACTCAACAAACTCATCAGTTTTTAACTGAACACCAGACCTTTGAAGTTGGTCATATCTGTCTGTTGCAATTCTGTCTAATGCTTGAGAAGACAATGCTTGCTCTTTTTGAGGACGCTTAACGCTACCAGCAGCACCTGTAGCCAATGTAGTAGCTGCGCCATACAAAGGATTTCCAGTAGCTTCTGTAACTGTTTGACCTGTCATTACAGCCGTAGGAGACACAATTGCTTGAGTCTTTGGTGCAATAGCTAATTGCTCTGCAACACCACGAGAAACAGGAGATGCAGCAGTAGTAGATGCTTTAATCAATGCAGGAATAGTTCTAGCCACACCTGTCATAGATTCAAGACCCGCACCAACAACTCTCTCAGTTGGTGTTTGTGTCTCTGGTGCAGCAGTCACACCAGCACGAGTCATCAAATTTTGAATACCTTGAGAAGCAGGAATCAATCTCTTATCAGTAAATGGTGACGCAATTAAATTCAACAGAGAATTAACAGCATCAGCAGCAGGAACAGCCATTGAACCAAAAACAGCACCTAGTGGGCCACCATACGAGCCAATACCTGCGCCAGTTAATGTAGGAGCCATAGAACGATAAGCTAAACCAGCACCACGTTCAAATGATTCTCTAAGTGTCGGAGACTTAGGTTGACCTTGATTAAGAATAGCCAAACCAGCATTAGAAACTTTAGTTAAGTCTCCTGCTTGTAAAGCAAGCAAATCACTATCTGATAATTGAGTTAAGTCCATTATCCACCAGCCTTCTTGCGTCTTTCAATTTCTGCTTGAATAGCATTTTGACTTGGCAATCCACTAATTTCAGGAGCAGTTGGCAATTTAGGTATTGGTGCAGTAATTTCTTTTGCTGCACGACCAGAAGCAACTTCAGCAGATTTAAGCAAGTTTGTAAGACGCTCTTGCTTTGTTTTAACTGTTGCTGCACTATCACCCATTTGTGGAAAGAAAGACTTTTTATAACCAGCCAACTGCTCACGGCTATATGCTGCACCAGTTCCCAATGTCAAAGCCGCATCAAGAATATCCTCTTGTGCTGCCTCAACAATTTGACGCTGTTCTGTGTTAATCTTGTTTGGCAAGAAGTCTGTTCGTGAAACAAAACGAGCAACTTCAGCCGCAGTATTTGGTAAAGCCGCTTTAGGGTCAGCACCGATAGCCTCATTCATTTGTCCAACGCTGAAGTTCAATCTGCTTGCAAGAACGGCTGATTTACGCTCACCTTCCGATGGCATATTGATTGTTGTGCTTGGACGTTTTTGGTCTTGTAATTGAATATATGCTGCCTGTTGATTTTTGGGCAACTTCATAAAGTCTTGAAACTCTTTGATTGAAGCAGCAGGTGCATCAGGTGCTGTATAAAGAACAGCCATTGTATTTTTGTCAAGAACAGTATTTCCAACTGTTACAGTATCTCGCTTTGTTGCGCCTTGAGCCACAGATATTGGCTTACCATCTGGGCCAATCTCATAACGAATCTGACCTTCTCCAAGCGTATAACCTTCTGGGCGCATTGCTTTGTTAGATGCAACCAACTCACTCAAGGCTTTACGTCCTTCAACAGAACCCATCAATTGAGGCGCAACACGAGCCAAATCAAAGCCACCAGCAGTCATTCCTTCGCCTACTCGCTGACCCATCATGTCCTCACCATAAATCTCTTGAGGCTTAGTTACACCACCTTGGATAACACCTTGAATTCGTTGTTGTTCAGCTAATTGTTGTTGCTCTAACTGACGCTTACGAATCATGTCTTGCAGTTGAACATTCTGTAACTGGTTTTGCAATGTCTCTTGCATACCACCACGATATGCTTGCTGACCACGCTGTAAGCCTTCAGCAATAGATTGACCAGTATTCCCTCCTTGGAATAGTCTGCCAGCTAATGCGTAGAGGGCTTGCGCTTGTGCATCATCACGATTACGAGCAATGTCAGCTTGTGACATACCGAGCAGACCCATTGTGTCTGCACCGCCTGTACCAAAAATGTCTAATAGTCCAGCCATGTTATTCCTTAAGGCCCCATGAACAGGTTAGGGTCAGGGTTTGTGTAACCAAATGAAGGTTGTGAATTAAATGAACCACCAAGGAAACTTGAACTAAATGGATTTATGTAACTTAAATCAGGTGAACCTAGATTTTTATACAAGCCACCACCAACAGCAGCAGTACCTAACAACTTCTGCAACGTAGATGTGTCAGCAGCACCGCTAGTAGTAGAAGAAGCCACTCGTCCTAATGGGTTGCCATATACCAACGATAGGTAGTTCTGCAAGTTTTGTTGTGGCTGGTTTTGCAAGAAGTTAAACTTAGCAATATCACCTTGCATTTGCTGACCTTGGTAACCCTCACGGATTTGACCAGCTTGCAACATATTCTGAATGTCTTGGTAATCAGCAGCAGCCATCTGAGGCGCAGCCATCGTAGCTTGTTGCTGACGATTACGCTCATCAGCGTAGTTTTGGTAAGCCAACTGTCCAGCAGTATTAGCCAACTGTTGACCAAATGCACCAGTTGCTCTGTCTTGCAAAGAACCCATCGCACCAGAGCCATAACGCCCTGCTAGGCTTGACTTAGATGCAATGTCGCCTAGAGTTGTTTTAAATTGTGTCTCAGCAGCACGAGCAGCAGGTTGGAACGCACCTTGAAAGAATGGATTACCACCCAAGAAACCACCAGAAACTGTGTTCTGAAGTTGATTCTGTGCAGACTGTAGTAGTGGATTACCCAAAGAAGCACGAGCCTCTAAAGCCTGTAATC